GTAGTCTTCTAATAGTAGGCTAACGTCATCTGATTCTAAATAAGGTTTTGTTTGTTTGTAATATTCTTTTAATAATGTTTTATCATCAACATTTGAGTAGTCTGCGTTTAATCTAACGTAGTCTTCCACTGATCCACCTGTTTCCTCCATAAAAGTAACAAGTTTATCTATGTTTTCTGGTAGCACTCTTTGTTCAGCTACTGGCTGAGGTTGTTGTTCAATAACTTTTTCAGGCTCTTGAGCGGGTTCTTCATCTACAATTTCTATAATACCATCTTGGGCGGTATCGTCTGGTGTATCGTTAACGACTACGACAGGTTCTTCAACTACGTCTTCTTTAACTTCTGATATTACTACCTTAGCAACTTCTTCAGCTACTGGTTCTTTCACTTCGTCTATATTAACCTTTATAGGTTCGTTAGATTGGTTGCCTAACTTTTTAGGGCTTGTTTTCTTGGATTTAATTTTAAAATCCCCTTCTTGTTTTACTTCTGACATAATATAATATAATTAAATAATTGTTTATTAGCTAGGGCCGAATTCTTCTATCCCGAATCCACCTAACACATCGTTTCCTGATGATTCAAAGTTTTTAGGTAATCCCTCTGTTTGTCTTTGTTGTATCAACTCGGACTGTTGGGATCCCTGCATTTTTATTCTTTTATCTTTTCTATCTTCAATTTCTTTTTCCTTAGCTCCGTCCGCATTTGCTCTTACTTGAGCTAGCTGCATATTAAAGTTGAACTCTTCAGCCATTAACTCTCTTTTTATTTGAGCTTCAGTTTGCATTCTTTGTATTTCAAACTGCGACTTAGCTTGCTCTATACTTACTTTTTCCTGAGTAAGTGCTTGTTGTTTTTGCACCTCAGCCATTGCAGCTTTTTCAGATGCTTCAGCATTTGCTTGCGCTTGTGCTTGAATGTTAGCTTGTTGTTGTTCTTGTTCTCTTTTTATTTTTTGTTTTTGTCTAAGCTTCAAGAATTGATTGGCTAACTTTATATTTTTTATTTGTCTAATATCAATTGCATCAGACAAAGCTATTGCTTGTGTTTGTAAAGCTACTTGTATGTTTTGCTCTAACAAAGCTTTTTCTTCCTCTTCCGGTTCTAACTCTAAATAAATACCGAAGTCATGCAACTGTAAATTCATTAACTCCTCAAGAGTTTTTGTATTGAATGTGCTTATAGCGTTTGTTAAAGCATTTTCTGTTAAAGGGTTTTCGATAACATCAGCTACTTTTAAACTTATATTTTCACAAGTTCTTACTGTTAAGTATAACAAAGAATCTAATACGTGCTTAGTTGCAATGTTTGATGCGTTAGCTGCCATTTTTTGTAGACCTACTAAAGAATCTTTATTAGGTGTGCTACCGTCTCTTGCTTCATTTAAGCCGGTTACATCTCTTATCATTTGTAAATAATACTGATATGTGCCGATTAAACTTTGTATTTTTGCTTGACCGCTCGAAGATGATAATTCTTGCACAGGTACTTTACCTCTATTTAATTCGCCGTCTTGCGTAAGTGATCTACCTACAACAGAACCTGTTTGAAAGTACATGTTTAATGCCTCAGCCGGATTGTATGTTGTACCATTACCTAAATCAACTTCAGCTAACCCATCCATATCTAAGAATACACCATCTGGTACTATCCTAGACATTACTTGTTGTAATTTAAGATGCGTTATTTGGATCATATCAGCAAAGCTGGTAATCTTACTAACTATAGATTCTATACGTCCTTTGTACATTCTAGGTGCCGATATACAGTAATTCATCATTACTTTTGTAGTATCAGCTGTAGGTCTTGTCATATTCTCTGCCAGCTTCCAGTCTAACATAATATTTGTACCTAATACTTTTGCGCCTGAATACAATACCTCTATTGTTCTAGATATTCTTTCAAAGTTATCATTAGCCGGAGGATTAAATGTGTCAGGTTTTTCTAACGTCTTTTCTAATCCTTGATCTGTCTTCTTTATTTTAAATACCTGGTCTGAATATGTTTTGTATTCAAAGTATAAAACTTGAATGGTATTAGCATCGTAGTTTCCCCAGTTTGTTACATACTGAGAATTACCAGGCATATCTTGTATTTTTTCCAATTCAGATGGTGATAGCGTTGGAAATTGCTTTTTAAGTTCTGCTAGCGATATAGATTTTACCTCACCCACATAATATATATCTTCAAAGTTTGGATCCTCTGTATATGAATAAATCATATTAGCAGGATCAACATAGTCAGTAACTATACCTTCGGCTTTGTTAAATGATGTTTTAACAGCTCCAATACCTATAGTGGTTAAATCGTGAGCTACACGTTTTTTAGTTTGCTCGTATTTATTAAAAGCTAATACATTATTTATAACTTCTTCTTCCGCAATCTCTACGTTTTGCTTAGGAGTCATTTGTAAATGTATATCTAATTCCTCTCTGTTTTCAGGTAAGCTTTCTAAATCTCCTGTTGTTGAAAAATCCATACCTAAGTTTTGTTTTATGTTTAACAAAGCTTTTTTGGTATTCATATCTTTTTCAACGGCTGCTGCATAATCAGTTCTGCTTTTTACAGAAAATGGATCTTGAGCAAAAGCATTTATATCATACGATTTATTTGACATACCGTTTACAACAATATCAACAAATTTTGATATAACTGGTATCGGCTTCCAATCTAAATTAAGATAAGATAAATCGCCGTTTATAGACAACTCATCTTTATACTTTTGTATTGACTGCTCTCCTCTTGCATATAACCGTAATGAATGAAAGCTATTCCAATTGTTTAAGTATCTATTACCATTACCTCTTCCTTGATTGAACCATTCCTGTTCAATAGCTCTAGAGACTTGTAAGCCGTAATCGTAGCTGGCTTTTACTTCGTCGCTAACAACCTGGTTAGGGAAAGAACTATCGGTATTTGTTTGTATTTTCATTTATCTTAATATTTTAGACGTAGAACCTCTATTGTCATATCTTTTAATTCCTAAATCGTAAACCTTTTTTTGCACTGGACTAACCGGTGAATATAAGTTTTTGTTACAAGCCATTATCGCTAAGCCAGAACTTATAGAAGCATCGTGCTTTGTTCTGTTGTTTATATTGAATTTACCCCAGTCTTCTAATGTTCTTTGAAAGTACATATCTCCATAACCGGCTTCTGTTCGTCCAACACAAGTTTCTATATATGATTCTATAGCTGCAGCATGTGCTTGCTTTATATCTTCACTAGAGTTCGGTATACCACCTATTTCTCTTTCAGTTACAGATAATTTGTTTAATCTTTTATCAGGTCTGTTCATTGAGAAGCCTCTATAGCCTCTTCTTTTAAAATGATACAGTAATCTAGGTTTGTTGTTTTCCGCAAGTATTGGCATACCATAAAATATGCAAGCCATTAATACGTCTTCAAAAAATATCTCTGCAGTTTGTGGTCTAGCTATATATTCTAAAAAGAATCTGTTAGGTGGAACATCTTCCATACTAAACTTAGTTAAACCGTGCAAGGCTCCATTAGAACCTCTTTTGTCAACTGTACCTGATATATCATAACTGTCACACCCAAAAGCGCCGCAGTGTTCGTTACCTGGATATCTTGTATTACCTTTTACTATAACTCTGTTTTGCATTTGTACAGGTGGTACCCAACTAACGTTGAATCTACCGTTTTTATTTGGTACAAATATAACCTTAGTATCTTTTATACCGTTTTCCCACATAAAACTTCCAGTGGTTATTATCGATGTATTCCTAAGGTCTTCGTTATAATCTATTTGTTCGTATATCTTTGTTAAATTAAACAGAGATTGCTTTGCTTCATCTCTAAAAGCGTGTTGCTCTGTTCTTGGAAACTGACGGTAGTATTCGTTTAAACCATCTTGATCTCCTTTTAATCCTTCAACTTCATTGTTCCAGTATTCAATTACACCTTGTTTTATAGGTGATCCGTCAGGTCCTTCAACTGGTTTTTTTGGCGTTTCAAATACAGGAAATCCATAAGAATCAATGTAGCCTTCGTAGTTCCATTCCATAGGAATGAACAAGCTATAGAGTCCCGAACGAGTCTGTCCATTTGCATTTCTTTTTGTTGCGTCGGAGTCATAGTATAGTTTTTTAAAGTTCTCACCACCCTTGTCTAAAGCATTTGATGTACTACCCATCATACACTTACCTATAATTTTTGAACCTAATCTTAAACAAGTTTTTGTAACCCTCCAGTTATTTAATATGTTTGTAGGTCTTTCCCATTTACCACTTTCATCGTGGACTAATAGTTTTAATTTTTCCCCGTCGTACGAGTTGTCCCCTGTGTTCTTCCAGTCGATCGTGGTATCGAGACCGGTAATCTCTTGTAGCTTTTCATTGGTATCAAGCTTTTTTCTCGTAAATTTGGACGCGGGAACTCTGTACGCGAGCTCCGTCTTCGGCCTGTCCATACCGTCCTGGATTGGTTTGAAGAAGAAGGGATAATTAACTGAGATGGGTACAACTTTATCAGTAAACATCTTTTTCGCATCTGGACCAGACTTTGATAAAATTCCGAATCTGGAGTCTGTGGATATTGTAGCTTGATTAACCGTTTCGCCTGAGGCCATGAAAGAAAACCCTGACCGTCTGTTCTTAAGATAGCACATTCCGTAACAACGTACATCTGCTTTGCAAGCTTCCCAGAATATAAAGAATAATCTGTTTGATTCCCTAAAGTCTGCTGCCCCAACATCAATCTTGGACCACTGCAAGTACATGTAGTGAGTACCAGTAATATAAGAAGGCTTGTCTTTATTAAAAAACCAAAAACCTTCTTCACGCCTTTTAAATTCTGTATCAATATAGTCATACCACTTTTCTTTAAATTGTGAAGGGTATTCGTCCCAATCAAATACCGATTTTATCTTTGAAAGCTCTTTTGGGTATTCCGTGTGTTTCCACTTGTCTCCTTCAAATTTAATAACATCATCTTTCTTTGGTAATGCTATTTTTACCCCTTGTATTTCGTAAACCTCTCCTATCTGCCCGGTCTTACTGATTACAACTACGTCGTATTCTTCGTTGTAACCGTACTCCCATTTCTTATACCTGTTTAACCTTTTTAATATCTTAGGTTTAATATAGTCTTTTAATACTGCTACTAAGGTTTGTTCGTACATTATCTAGATCTTCCTTCTGCGAAACCTCTAAAAGCTTTTTCTTCTTTAGCTTCTTTTGGGTTTTCATTTAATCTTTCATCCTCCTCTTCTATTCTAGCAAGTATTTCAAAAGCATCGAATATAGCTAATTTTTTTGTTGCGGCAGCATTTTTAAGTCTGTCAGCTGATAAATCATCTTCTGAGTCAACGATCTTTTCTTCTGCCACTTTAATTAACTCCTTAACTGCTTTTTGCCCAGCTAGGATTATATTCTTCTTGGTTTCTTTTGTGTTCATACTTAATTACAATATCATTAGATTTCATACAATAAACTCTTTGATCGTCTATTATAAAATCCCATTCACTGCCGGGTGTAAACCCTACTGTGTCCCCTGGATTGATATTAAGCGCTTTTAAAGAACTATTACCTATTTTTAATATACCAATAAGGTCTTGCTCTTTTTGTGATCTTAAAGTGTCTTTGTTTTTTAAAGGCATTACAAAGCATCTGTCTCCAAATGATTTCCAATCCCCTGTATTTTTATACAAATATATTTGATCTGCCGAACAAAAGTGTAAGTCATCTTTAAAATGAGATCTACTTCTTTTCTTATTACCTCGGATATCATAAAAAACTCTAAATACATTATGATGTATTATTATTATGTCTCCTTTTTTTATACTTGTTTTAAAAGCTTTTGGTGTTTCAACCACTATAGCTAAATTGTTTACAGACTTAAAGTCTTCAATTTTAGTGTTTAGTATTAATGTAACGTCGCCTAGCTTTATTTTGTTATCGTATCTATCGCCAATAGGTTTGACGATAAAATCGTATAGACTTCTCATTTAATATTCTAAATCATACTCAACGGATATTGCCATGTTAGAATTAAACTTCTTCCATGGCATTACCTCATTTCCTTTCTTTATGTAAATACTGTAAGAATTAGATTGTGCGTCATGTAGTAT